TGCGTCGTTAGCGTTGTTGTCGATACCGTGGATTGCGAATCCCCCAGTCGCGCGCTGTAATCAACCGTAAGCGTCACGCCATCCGTTGCATCGCTATCAAGCCTCGCGCGCCTTATTCTCGCGTTCCGGCCCTTTTGAGGCTCGATCTTGGCAAACTGCAAAACACCCTCAAGCGTTGTCGCGCCGCCGAATGAATAAATAATCCTGTCTGTCTTCACGAATGTAATCATCGGGTCGCCGCCCGCAAAGATTGGGTCATCAAGCGAGTAAGGGATGCTATCCAGACCTGAAGGATATGCCGCATCCAATGAATCCAGCGTCACGCCCGCCGACATGCCCGTAGCCACCCCGGCAAGGCCAGGAATATCCGCGTCAGTCCAGCGGTCCAATACCCAATTATATATCCATAGGCGGTCTGGCATCGACCAGACAACCAGCGCGCGGCGCGGATCAATCGTCGCGCGGATATTGTTCTGCACATCCGACCGCGAATATGTTGCCCAGAATGTATCGTCGATCTTGTTTTGGCCAATAGGCGTCAATTCACCATCAACCACCGAATAGAAGCCGCGCCCCGAAAGGAAGAAAACCATACGCCCGAATTGCGCAACAGACCCCGGCGCAAGACAGCCGATGCCGCTTGAGATTTTGTCCCTCTGAAATATCAAGGGCGTCCCGACATAGGTGAAACGGTGAATGCCGTTTTCCTGAAAAACCAGCCCATATTCGCCGCCGGCAAGGCCCGTTATAGGCCCGCCGTCCGGCAATTGCTGGTCGTCGCTTTCCCCCGTGCCGCTTGTCCATCCTTCCGCGTTGTTGTTTTCAGACCAATAGACCGTTGATAGAGCCGCCGGGTCGCCAGCAAGAAAAACAAAATCACGAACAATCGAAACCATCGTCGAAGTCGGCGGGGTTCCACCTAAAACAGCCCCCGTCGATGAACTGATTGTGTATTTTACAGGCGCTCCACCATTAACCCCGATTACAAACGCCCCGAACTGCGCAAATTGCCACGCCGCCGTGTAAGAACCCGCATATTCTGCAGACCATGCCCCGGATGAATAGGAATAAAGCCCGCTGTTCGTGCCCGCCAGCATAATTGTTGTTCCGTCCAGATCGACGAACGATCCGCCACCTTTCCAATCAACGGATAAAGCTGTTGTGATAGACGAAAGCCCCCGCAAAGGCCGATAACCATTCGGGGCGGCATAGACGTTGCGCGCGACAACGAGCCCGGCATGGTTGACCGGAACCAAATCTGGAAGCCAAGGCCCGAACTCCATTCCGCGATCCTATGCGTAGCTATACGGATAGGCAACCAAGGGGCTGGCCCCATAGCGGCGCCTCTTGGCATCAAGGCCCAACTCCGACAGCGATTCATCGAATGCGGCTTTCCACATGCCAACACGCTCGTCGTTCACGATATACGCTTCCGACTGGACCAGAAGCCCATAATAATAAACGTCAGGATATGAATCTATCAGCCAGTTAGTAAGCTCTGACGCCGAAAGCGCCGGGATTGTTTGCTGGTAGCGAATGATAATCGTGTCCGTGCTTGTAGCCTCAGGCTCCGGCCATAGCTTGATTGCCGCCCCCTGGATCGAATAGGCTACATATTTGCCCGTGCTTAGCCCGTAGAGCGTCCTTGCCGCGTCCGGGGTCATCTGCCTTAGCGACACGTCAGCCGTATCGTCGCGGGCCACATCGCGCACCCGCCAGCAATCAGTCGGTAACGTAGTGGACGCCGCAACCGGAATGATCGTAGCTTCAACCTCGCGCGATGGATGGTCCACCAGCCTGTTAAGTCTCGCCTCAACAAAGGGAAGAAGCGACGTCGCTTGCGCGGTCGTTATTTGTTCCCCTAGAGTGTCAACCACTTGGGCAATCAGGCTCGTGAAGTCCATATCCCGCCCCTTAAATGATTATGCGATTGCAGCCCGGCACAAGATACCGATAATCGCTGTCCATCAACTTGCGCGTTACCGCGTCGATATGGTCGGGGTTCCACATATCAACCCCCTCCTCAACAAGCCATTTCATGCCAACCGACGCGGGGATGTGCCCAACATGCCAAACCTCAGACCTCTTGTTTACGCCTTCGGCTTGCTTGTTTTCTTCAATGACTTGCCCGCCGCTGACGTCCTCATATTGGATTTCAACTGTGCCTTCTTCATCCCCGAAGGCGCGCATGGACTTTTTAAGTCCATTCCAGCTTCCATCGTCAAGGATTTCCCAGCCCATTGAGCATGACCTTTCTCGATATGCTGCCGCGCCGCTTCAGCGTCTGCGGCTGTGAATACGGCGCCGGGCGCGAGATAACCGCCAAGCCCGTCGCATAAAGTGTCCGCCGCCGTTGCGGCCATCTGTAATTTTTCCATGCGAAAAGGGCCGGAGCGTTAACCCCGGCCCAATCCCTTAGCTAAGGTCAGCAACCACGGCGCTGGCCGCCTGGTTCTTACACCGAAGCGCCCATTCACGCCGCATCAGCTTGCGCTTGGCAAGGCCGGTCCTGGCAAGGTCTTCAACAACCAAACCGTCAAGATCGGCAATATCCCAATACTCCGGGTCAACCAGCAACAGGTCACGGGTCGAACAGAAGCGCGACGGGACAAACTGCACCTTGCCGAAGTCGGAGACGTAAACGTCCGCGCCCGCGACAATAGTTGCCGTCTTGTCGCCGGTTTCACGACGCTGCGTCGCAAGGCCAGTGAACGCCGCCATGGCCTGCTTTTGCGTGCCGGAAGCAATGGCCGCGCGAATGTTGCCACCCGCTGACCAAGCCGTCTGCAAAACAGTCTTGAGCAGAGTTTCGGTTGATGCACGTTGCGTCCCGTTGGTAGCCGCGGCGACAATTCCGGCGGAATAGCCGCCGTTTGCCCCTGTAGCGCCGCGAGAGACGTTCGAGGTCAACCAAGCCAATGCACCAGCCGTCAGACCGGCAACGCCCGCAGCAGGGGCTACAGAAGCGTAGTTGCCCGATGCGCGCATTTCGATGTCGGTGTTGAGTTCGCGGCCCGACTTCATCAGTTCGCGGGCGAGTTCCGACTTGCGGCCTGCCTTTGAAACTGCCTCAACCGTAGTCGAAACGCCAACAACCTTCGTGCTGATCTGCGTATAGGTGCCGACGCGCGCGGTAGCGGCGCGCGACGTATTCGGAGTGTCATCACCCTGAATGGCCGCGTTTGTTGCCGACGCCGCCGTGAGGCTGTCAATCTGCCACTCGGTGAAAGTGGAGCTTGCCGAACCGCGACCGATCATCTTGGTGAACGGGGCTTCATCGGGAAACAACTCGTAGATTTTGTCCGCGAGGTCTTCACGAACACCAACGCGGGCAACCGCTTGGATCGTATTTGTAGGAACAGTCATTGCATTAAGTCCATCTTGCCCTTGCGGGACTGGGAAACCGACGCTTCACAGCGCGGGAACCGTGGTTAAAGGCTAAAGGCTGACGCCCGATGCCTCGAAAAAATCGACATAATCATTGGCCGAGCGTGAAACCTTGGCCCGATTGAATGCCGCCGTCGCCTTGTCGGCTTTCGATTGGTTGACCCTCGAACCCGTCCCCGGTGTCGCCACCTTGGGCAAGTCCTTGGCCGCCCTGATCTTGGCCATCTTCGACGACTGGAATGCGTCCCACTTGGCGGCTTTTGCCCGCCATTCACCGGCCTTTTTGAGCGCCAACATTTCAGACGCAGACGAATTGCCGAGATTTTCTTGCGTAAAGCCGAGCTCGCCTCCGGTTTCCACAAGCCCCGTCCACAATTCTGACTGTTTCGCAGGGTCCAGAATCTCCGGCCACTGAGCCTTCAATAGCGCCTGTTCGGCGGCTATATCCTGCTGTGACGCTTGAACCTGAAACTCCTGTGCCTGTCCGCGCACTTGAAAAACCTGCTGCATGAGTGAATCATGCTGGGCAGCCATTTCTTCATAAATCGCGGCTTGTTGCGCATAGGAAGCGGGATCGTTTGCCAGTAACGCCAGATCGGGCTTCACCGGCATGAACGCCTTAGCGTAAACCTCCAGTTCGGTCGCATATTGCTGCTGAATAGCCGCAAGCTGCGCCTGGGCAACGGCGGTCGCGTTGCGCGTGGCCTCCGATGCCTCTGTGGTTTTCAAGCGGACCTGTTCATTGCGCTGCAACTCGTGGTCCGCAAAGGCTTTCGCCAGTTCCGGGTCGGTTTCAGCAAGCGCACTGAACTTGGCCTGCATTTCCTT